CTAAAGAGAAAATCGTTCGATGCTGCAGGACCGTCCTCTACCATTAAAGTACATGGTAAAGGCAGAGGGGTCCGAGGAAAGTAATATCCAATTTTTAGTTCGAGATTTCGAATTAAAGCGTGGACACTACTATATCCAAATTTTGCAATGAGTTCATTACAAAAATCAGCAATCGATGAGAGATCAGTATTATTAAGGTTAGGAAATTTCTTGAGCCTGACAGGAGTGACATTACTACCTAAGTAATAATCACCACCACATGACTCACGAAATGGCCCTTTGACATAAGTCTTCTCCATATTGGTTTTCAACCCAATAGAAGTAAGGCTCTTGACCACCATATCCACATAAGTGGGTTTGATGATTATGTCATCACCATAGACAAACACACCTGATTGGCCTCTTGGTGATTTCTCACCAAAACTTCTATCAAGGGTGAAGCGTCTGATCGTAACCTCTGCACAAGTCCAAAAAACTAGTGCTTCAACTGGAAAGCAACAAGCACTACCCATAGGGGCAAACTTGTTTAACTTAACAACACTTCCATCGGGTAACTCAGTTTCCTCGGAGCGACAAGCTTCAAGGCATTCAACCCAGTTCGGAGGAAAAACACTCCGAATTAGGGCTAGTGAAACCCGATCAGAGGCATCTTTCATATCCATAGTCGCAAAGGAACCATCAATGGAACCGATGCGCGCTAAAGAACGATTGATGCTTTGGTCAGTAAAATTAATCTGACCAGAAGTGAGAGGATGACTCTCGAGAGTCTCGTATAACTTTCGCATGATCCCTTGCTGAATAAACATCAGCTCAGGTGGTTCACACGAAATAACACGAGGACCTCTCGAATCCTTAGGCACAAGAATTATCCTGGCCCGAGGAACCCCGTCCACAGCCATTTCCAACTTCTCAATCTCATCGGAAAGATGAGAGGCAGAAAAGTAGAAATGTGAATCGTAACTATAAGAATCATCAAGCTTCTTAAAATACTTGAAGCCATGATACTTTAAATAGTTAGGTGTACGGTCCGCTACGGCACCTGTACCATGCGATGGAGTAATCTCATAAGGACTTGTATTACACAAGATCTTAGAGACCATTCGCCGCATATCAGTGACAAGGTCAGAAACGCGATACCTATTAAATATAGGCGCGGTAGACCCCAAGTCGACTGAAACAAGCTCCTCGTCAATTTGTTTAAATGACTTGAGGAACGTCGATCTAAGTGTGGAATCATAGGGAATCTCCAGTTTATAGAAAATGTAAGATAATTGTCTTACACAATCTACGGCTACGGGATCACCACCTAAAGCACCCTTGACTGCTTTCCCAAGAAATATGGGAAGGCCAGCATCGTCCCTAGAAAAGGACGGCGCCGGTATCCACTCTCCAATAGAGTGGAAATAATCAAGTGACTTGCCTAATTCTGGCAACGTCGTGGTACAAAAGTGTAACCCCTCTGATTCGCATCTTGCTTCAAACGTTTCGATGTCACGCTTATCAACAAAATGCTGATAACAACGGTTACTTGCTAGGTTCGTCCACAAAAGACGAAGGCTTTTCAGACTACCATGATTATTCATGATCCGTCTCCAAGAAGCATCCCAGGCAAGGACCCCCACCACTAAAAACTAATCGCTCTAGTAGTGACAGTTAAATACAAAATCCAAGGAACCAGGGAATATCCCTGGCTCCCAACGGCCATTACAGCTCGTTGTTCAGGATACTGTCCACGTTCGCATTGGTGCCACCTTCAATTAGAAAATCAACTAACTTGTTGACTTCTTCTTTGATAATGGCATTTGTCAGTGCGGTACTAGGGGGCCTGACAATATTGACATAGACGCTCAATGTTGCCGGGACACCATATGAATCAACCTCAGTTCTATCGAGGCGAATCAGATGGCGATCTTCCCCACCTTTCCCTACATCGTGTCCGATGGTGAACTTCTTTTCAATCGGGGGTGTTAAGCCCGCGACTGAATAGACAGACTTCCCGTCATCCGCAAAGCGGAGGGCGAAATTGGACAGGTTAGTATCCACGTCCGTCGGAGAGTCCTTGGAAAGGGCAATTGGTGATGTAAATCCCATATTCTAGGTCGCTTTCTCCCTCTAAGAGGGGCTTGTGCACGAATGTGCGGTTAAGGTCATCACTGACCCTATTCGACTTCCTCGGTTATGAGCAAGCCGGGAACCGGAGAGAAGAAAATTAATTCTTCAAACCGATCACGGTAATCAAGCTTATCAGATTTGTAGCTTGATTAAGAGATGGAAATTTCCAACCTAGTCCCGCAAGGGATGCATAGTCTGGAAAAATTGGCACCCTATGGAATAGTTTCCTATAGGATGTTGATCCATCAGACACGAGAGTCCCAGAACTGTAAACAGTTCCAGGGGCAAAAGCTGTTCTCGAGTCTATTCTCAGCTCTTCAATACATTGGACATAACCGTCAATGTATTCAATAGGAAGATCCAACGTATCAATCTTTAATCTACCTAAGAAAGTCCCGATTGGCAAAAACCAGTCGAGCACGAAGGAGAAAGGGATTTTGTCCCAGATGATACGAGGATTCAGCTCGAATCCCAAGGAATCTAACATTCCTCGAAGAAACCCATCTATCTCATTCAACACCTTTGGCATTGAAGGACGATAGACAAGATAAGCTGTAACAAGACGTGTCCGTTTTCCATTCCAGCTAACCGCTGTATTGGCACCGGGCACGAATGTTCCTCCCTTTGCAAGGGATGAATTCTCAAGTCGTATAGACCGCTTGATGAGCCGTCCACACTGCCTCTTGAAGTCCTCTAGTTTAGCCCGAACGTCAACGACGGCACCAATCATATCCTGAATATCAGATATAGTTGGTTTCCAGCCAAATTGATAATTTAGCCGGGCTGCCGCTACATTCTTGATTAAACGTCGATTTGACCATAACTTAAACAGGTCTTTTATTTGAGTAAAATCCAACAAAAAGTTGGGTAAACTCACCTGTGTAAGATCAGGCCTAAGTCTATCAGCTGCTAAGTTGATAAACGCCTGAGCCTCACTTCCCGACATACCATATTGGACATTACTGCCCAATGCGGTATAAGCAGTCGGTAACATGAGGTTATGATCAACAACAGCGTTATATGAACTGTTGTAATAGAGGTCAAAGTACCCCACAGGTGGGGATACCCTTGTCCTACTAGGTCCACTGTTCACAGCGCCGTTGAACTGGAAGGATTCACGTCGGTGAAGACACCAATTAGACAGATTTCTCTGTCCTTTTGGGCGCTTACTGGATGTTATCGATTCGGACCCTGAGGAAATAATGTAACTTACATTATTTGTCCCAAAGGTGCCAACTTTGACACCCAGGTTATTATATTGCTCGTTATAACGAGACAATGCAACCTTAGTCCCAACCGACCTGCTCTTGTTAATGGGCAGATCTAAATCCAGACGTCCGTACATGATTAATCTCCTTCCCTATCCCTGCTACTGAGCGCC